ATAAGCATATTTAAGTGTCCTTTGATAGTCCTCTAATGAATCGTGATTGGATGGAAACGTTTCTACCAAGCAGCACAATTCGTAACTTTCCAATGATTGCTCTAAACAAGGATTACCACCTGCAACTCTATGGTCTTTATTATCACCACCATTTTGCATACGAGAGAATTTTCTCATATTCTTTAACCAAGCGAATCCAGGTTCTCCGTTATCATTAATTCTCTTACATACATCAGTATAATCCATACCGAGTTCTGCAAATATACTATTATTAGAAGTCCACCCATAAGTTTCTCTATGTTTATTTACTTTATAATTCTTTAAATCTAAATATTCTTCATTATGTGGATCACCAAATACAATCTCTGCTGTTCGTCTTACATTACCTGCTACAACACATTTTCCTATAAGATTCATAACATCTACAATAGTAGTAATTGTAATAGGTTCACCTACATTTCTATTTAATACTTTTCTAATTTCTTCGTGAATTTCTTGTAGTGGTTCGTGGCCACTTGATACTCCACCAAAACCTTTGATTGGTTCTCCCTCTGGTCTAATTTTTGAATAATCAAATTGAACTTCTGCTGTACTGTGAAAATAACTTTCTAACAATAACTTTAATGATTCTACCCAACCCTCTCGTGTATCTGGTATCTCATATTCTTCTATACCTCTATTTGGATTAGGTAATTTAATCATAACTTCACCCGCACCTTTTGTATCAAAACCAACTCCTACACCTAACATAGAGGCGTCCATTAAAAATGTAAATGGTTTTGAATAATCTTCTTTAAGTGTTTTAGTAGATACGAATGCACAATTATTTAATGCTGCATATAAATTCTTTTCTTCTGTTATAGCTGTTCCCATTGCCCAAAGACCACGACCAGGAGGTAAAAACTTCATATTGAACATTCGGTCATACATTTCTTGAGCTGACCGTTGAGCTTGCCAAGGATTCCAACCTAATTGATGAGAATCAATCCAATTTTTTTGCATTGAATATGTTCCTTCTATAACTCGTTGAATTGTCTCCCACCATCTCTCATTTTTTCCATTGTCTTTAATTCGAGAATAAGTTCTCATATAAACTAATTCACCTAAGCCATTAAAACCGAATGGTGGTTTTTTTCTTTTGTACTTATTTATAAATTTTTCTGATAACTGAAACTTTTCCATTTAATAACACTCCATTTTAGAATTACCTACCTTACAACAAACATAAATATAATATATATGCCGCATTTACTCAAATCCTTCAACTTTTTTTTCCATATCTTTATATTTGTTCGCTAATTCTTTTCTTAAAAACTCCTGACTATTATCCATCTTAGATTGTGCCTCTTTTCCAAACTGACTACTACCTTCAAATATCTTAACTTGACCAATATTTGTATTAATTGTAGCAGGATAAGTAATACCATCAATACCAAATCTATTTTTTATAATATGAAATCTACCAGTATTAGCTATTTTATCTTCTACTTTTCTACTCATACTCATAACAAAATCGGCAGTCATGATTTTACTATAATCTTCAGCTATTTTATCAGCTCCGATTACATCTTCTTCTAACGCTGAACGATTAGCTTGTGAAGCTGTCCATATCGGTATTTCTAACTCACCGGCTAATCCTCTTAAATCTTCATATGTATTACCTATAGCATGTCTCTTCTCTCTAAAGTTACCTGTTAATTTTAATATATCTGCATAATCTACTAATACTACATCCGGTTTTATCCCACTTAATTCTATTTGTCTTAAATGTGCCCCTAATGTCTGTACACTTGCTGATTTTGTTGGAAAATATTTTATTAATAGTTTACCTGGAAGTTTTTCTAACTTACTTTTTACATCTTCTTTATAATATTTTATATTTGCTGTAGTAACTCCACTAAAAATAGAATCATATCGTAAACCGACATAATTCTCATTCAACTCTAATGTATAATGAACTACAGTTTTACCATCTCTTAATGCTCCAGCTCCTATACATTGTAGTGTCCAAGATTTACCAATACCAGCTGGTGCCACTACAACACCTAATTCACCAACTCCCAAACCACCATCTATAATTTCATTTACTATATCCCACGGTGTTTTTACTGTTATTCTCGCTGATTGAGTAAGTCTATCTTCTAACGAAACTAAATAATCGTGACCTAAATCTCTTGTACTACCAGCTTTCATCGCTTCATCTATAATACTCTTTATACCATCATAATCTTTATTTTCTAACAACTCAACTGAATTTAATATGGCTCCTTTTAATGTTTGATTCTTACAAAAATCTAAAGTCTGTTCTTCAACAAATTCTAAATCAGTCGCTTCAATATTTTGCCAAACATCCCGTAATTTATCTACCACTCCAACTTTTAAAACATCATTATCTATCTCATCTAACTTATACTTCAAAACATCCAATGTAGGTTGTTTTTTATATTCATAAAAATAATCTCTTATTACTTTTACTAACCATTTATTAGAATCTGAGTCAAACATATCAGGTTCTAAAATATCATTAATAGTTTGTATAAATTTTACATCTCTTAACAAAGATGCAATAATCTTAGATTGAAATGATGTTCCAAATTGTGTTAGTGTTTCACTCATCTTACCACCATTTACTTACTTGTGTTCGTATATCATTTGACGGGTAGTTCAATTCACCCTCTTTCCTAAAAACTAAAATATACTCGTGTATTTTACTTGTATATCTATTTGCTGCTACTTTACCTATTTGCATACTAGCAAACGGACTTTTATTTTTCATCACAATTAAATCATGATACTTTAATCCAACATTTTTAAACATTTGAATTGAATCGGTATGAAATGAACGAAACTCTTTTCCATCTCTCCAATCAGCACATACCCAAACTAAAAATCCACCAGGTTTTAAAACCCTTTTAATGTTAACAGCACATAACTTTAACATTCCTAAAAATGTTTCATAATCATTTATATCTGATAATTGATTTTTAACAGATTCATATTTCTCTAATTGTTGATATGGTGGACAAGTCATAACTAAATCTGCAAAATCGTTTACAGTATGTTTCATTTCACAACCATTCTCTAAATAAATAGTAGCATCAATACTGAAACTGTCTAAATGTTTTTTAACTCGTTCAACAGTTTTTGGTGCTATATCATAACCATAATATTTTCTTCCAAGTTTAGATGTTACAAATGCCCTTGTCGCTCTACCAGCAAATGGATCTACTACAACACTATCTACTACTGACCAATAATGTATTAAGTCTTCAGTAAGACCTGCATGGAACTCACTAAAACCAAGGCCTGGGAGATATTCACTATCTTCACTTCGTCTTTTTTCTGATAAGCCATCGTTTAAATAAGCGTTTTTCCATTTAACTTTTGATTTTCTACTTGGCTCAATAACTGATAATGGTAACCATCCAACTTGGTCTACTACTTTTTCATTATCTTTTAATGGTAATATTTTTTTATATTCTTTACCCATGAGTTTTCTCAGCACAATGATTTAACTGATTAAAGTTAGTAAGTAACCAACTATTAACATTTGGTAAAGCTGTATATAACTTATCTTCTAAAAACATCGTTTGAAACTTATATTTTATTAATCTATTAATGGGTTCATTTACTCTATCTATTATTTTAGTTTTTGTAGAACCTGAAATATCTACATCTGATAACTGCATTAACTTATAATTTAATTCTATAGTATCCTTTGATTCGGGTAAAACATCTAAAACTTCATCCATATCAACTATACGATTTTCACTCAAAAATGGTAATTTTTTTTGTATTGTTTTTAGTCCTAAACCTCTTACACCTGGAATGTTATCTGATTTATCACCATCTAATACTCTATACCAAATAAGATTATGAGAAGAAATACCAAATTCATCTAATACAGTATCTTCATCATACATTTTCTTTTTAGTCGGACTCCATATCTTAATTCTACCATTCGCTAACTGGAGAAAATCTTTATCAGTAGACATAACTGTAATTTTAGAATCAGTTAGAACTTGTCTACATAGATAACCTATCGTATCATCTGCTTCAATGTTATCATAAGATAAAACAGTTACAGGTAGTGTTTCTAAATATTCAACTACTCTCTGTAACTGCATTATCATATTTTGTTTCTCATCTTCTTGAGATGCGAAATCATATGCTCTATTTACTCTATATTTTGTTTTTCGTTTTGCTTTATATTCGGGATATAACTTCCTGCGGCGGGTAGACCCACCTTTGCCATCAAATACTATGATAACGCGGGTAGGTCTAAACATATTTATAGTATAACCAATACTTCTAAGAAAACCAACTATTCCACCAACATGAATACCATCATCGTTAGTAGTCGGTATAACACTAAATACTCGTATAAAAGTATTTAGACCATCTATTATAAGTACTTTATCATTAGGTTCGCCGCTATCTAAAGAGCCACCCTTCTTCTTGATTTCTTCAAGTATAGAAAGATATTTTTCATTACTCACTTATTTCTTCTTCCACAACTACATCATCTATGCCAAAGTTCTTTTCATATTTGAGAATTACTTTATCACAAATTAAGTTGTAACAATGCTCTTTAAAGTCTTTATCTTTAAGTTGTTCAGTCCAATCTTTAGATTGAAATTTAAGTTCTTTACCGTTATGATTATTCATGGTATACCAGGCACCGCCTTGTTTTACAAGTTTATGTTCTTTCATAACTTTCAACCAACTGCCATCATCATCAATACCAGTTTCAAAGTATAATTCAAAATCCGCATGTCTCATTGGAGGTCCTAATCTATTTTTAATGACTTGAGCTCTCATCTTCATACCAATATTGTTATTCTTTTTATCTTTAATTTGACCAAGATTTTTTAGTCTAATACGAGTTGAAGCGTGAAATGGTAATGCTTTACCACCACTTGTAGTCCACGGGTCTCCGAACATAACTCCAAGTTTTTGTCTGAGTTGGTTTGTAAACACAAGAACAATCTTTTGTCTACCAATCATTTGAGTAATCTTTCTCATAGCTTTTGATAGAATGATTGCTTTACTTGTAGCCCAACCATCTTTATCAAACTCAGCTTCCAACTCTACTTTAGTTGTTGCAGCTGCAAGTGAATCTACAAGAATGGTTACTAACCTATCTTTATCTGATTCACGAACTTTAGCAAC